AGGCAGTGCGACAACTGCAAGCAGGTGAAGCCGCTCACCTCCAAGAACTTTGCCCGCATTGTCGGGACACAGCACAACTATCAGTGGGTCTGCCGTCCCTGCAAGGTCAAGGCCAAGCAGCAGGCCCAGATGGAGCGGATGGAGAGGAACGCCATCGGCACCTACCTCTCCCGCACAGTCTCAGGCGGGTCAAACATCCCGCACACGGCAGAGCTTCTGGAAGGAATCATGCACTACTTCGGCGGTGCCAATGGGTTCGCCAGCTTGGTGATGAAGCAATACTTTGAGTCTCCTCCCGGCAGCCGGATGCGGAACTCCCTGCTTGAGATGGTGGTCAGGCTGGCATCCAAGAACACCGAACAGGGTGGGGCCAAGAAGCCTATCGACCTCTACTCCGAAGAAGAGCTAGAGAAGGAGATCGACAACAGGCTCAGGCAGGCTGTCCTGACATACGGAAACGTGAGGCACATCGATGTCCAAGAAGAAGAGCCAGATTCCACCAACGCCGCTGCCAACGGTCCAGAGCATTTCGAGCTTCCAGCGGGACGAGTTGAAGAGCTTGCAGAGCGAGCTAACCGAGAGGCGAATAGAAGCCTTGAGGCTATACAAGCCAACCGAGAGGCAGAAGGCATTTCATGAGTGCCGCGCCAGTGAAACCCTTGTCCTTGGTGGCAATAGATCGGGCAAGTCTCTCTGCTCATTCATAGAGGACGCATGGGCCGCAACTGGTACCCCTCCCGTAGTATGAAAGTATCCGCGAGAGGGCGGGAATCTCGTCATAGTAGGGGCCAACTGGAAACACATAGGTCTAGTAGTAGTGCCCTATTTGTTCAAGGCAGGGGCCTTCAAGATCATCAGGGACAAGGTGACGAACCAGTTCCGAGCCTACGATCCAGTGGCAGATGCCGACCGGGCCAAGGAAGCCAAGCCAGCCCCGCCATTGATCCCGCCGAGAATGGTCAAAAGCTTCTCATGGGTGCTGAAGTCCGCAGGCTACTTGAACTCCTGCGAACTACATAACGGCTGGACAATCTACTGCTTTAGCTCTGAAGGTGATCCCCCACAGGGCTTCCAGAGTAATAGGGTCCACATCGATGAAGATTTGAACAATGAAGCATGGGTACCTGAGATGCAGGCCCGCTTGGCAGATAGAAAAGGCCTATTCTGCTGGTCGGCCATGCCCCATAGCAAGAACGAAGCACTGCTAGGCCTGAACGAGAGGGCAGACAAAGCAGAGGAGACTGGAAACACAAACGACATCAAGAGGTTCGTGCTAAGGTTTCTGGACAACCCCCACATTGATAAGGATGAAAAGCGTAAGGCCATTGAGCGGTGGTCGGCCATTGGGGATGACGTTCTCAGGCAGCGGTCGGAGGGTGAGTTCGTCATTGACTCCATCCTCGTCTACCCCAACTTCAACCCGTCTGTACACGGCTTTGACCTGTCCACCCTAGAGGGCGGCGAGATACCAGACGATTGGTGTCGGTATGCCGTGATTGACCCGGGCCATGCAGTCACTGCCGTGCTGTTCGCGGCTGTTCCTCCGGGGTCTGACAAGGTGGTGTGCTATGACGAGGCTTACATAAGGAACTGCAACGCCACCATATTTGCCTCTGAGTTTCATAAGAAGGTCGCAGGCAAGAAGTTCTATGCCTTCCTGATTGACGCTCACGGTGCCAGACTGACCGATATTGGTTCAGGCAAGTCTCCACAAGAACAGTATTCCGAGCAGCTTGCCGCGCTGGGGGTACGGTCAAAGGTGACGGGAGCCAGCTTCATCCCGGGGTCAGACGACATTCAGGGTGGCCTTCAGGCTGTCCGAATGTCACTGCACATCCGGCCTGACGGCACCCCAAAGTTCCGGTATGTAAGAAGCCGGATGCCCAACTTTGAGCGGGAACTGAAGCGGTACAAGAAGAAGACCGTAAATGTAGCGGGCACCACCGTGGTTACGGACGAGCCAAACAAGCGGGGCGAGTTCCACCTTGTTGACTGCCTAAGGTACCTAATGGCCTACGACCCCCAGTACCACAGGCCTGAAATTGTGGCAGAGGTTCCTTGGTATGTCTCTTGGAAAGCCCGCAGGGATAAGGAACAAGGCAAGTCTAATAGTGTTTACCTAACGCCAAACTCTTACACCGAAGTCTACATAGCTTAAAAGCCCCTTTTGTAAAGCATTTCCTCCCGATAGATTGCGTCAGTGGCTGACCTGAACAATTTATCTGGAGGTTCTATGACTGACTTCAAGATGCCCGAAGTGGGCATTGGTGATCTCGTCCTCTTCTATGACAACCCGTTTGCTCCCGATGCCCACTCAATGGGCTGGGTTTCTGCCAAGCCGGGTGTGCAGACGATCAAGGTGCTGATTTTCGCGGCAGAAGCTGGCTTTGTGGAGAAGCCGTCTGTTCGTCACGCGGATGACCCGTTCTGGCGGGAGAGCGAGACAGCGCAGGCATGGGGCCGTTGGGGCTGCTTCAAGCTGCACCCCAGCACCATCGCCCTGAAGGAGCTTCAGACGCTCCTTACTAAGGCCAAGATCGATGCGGCCAAGAAGGGTGGATGAGCGTCCGAGGTCTAGTCCGTACATAAATACTATGGAGAGTTTTATGAAGAGGTTCCTGATCGCAGCTACGGTTTCCACGATGTGTTTGAACTGGACGGGGGAAGTTCACGCAAAACCCCGCCGCCAGTACCAGCAGGGTCAGCCTGTCCAAAACGTGGCGAGGGCCATGACCAACTCCGCTCAGGGTGTTGCCGAGTCCCTTGCCCGCATGGGTAGGCTCCAGCACCTAGGTGGCAATGGTGGAATGATGGAAGGAATCGGCATGGCATCCACCCCAGACGCTGCGATTAGGAACTGCTGCTATTACGGCAAAATCCAGATTCAAGATCAGGGTGTTGCTCAGGGCAGCAACGGTATGTGGTACGCATGTATCCGAGGTAGGTAATGAACGAGAACCTGTATCCCGAGCTTCCATCCGAGGGTTCAGACGCTGGTCCTTTCGAGGCCCCGCCTCCTGATGTGATTCCCCAGAAGCGGATGGAGGATGCCCTTCGTGCTATCTCCACCTCTTGGCTGTCCAAGATCAAGCAGGCCGAGAAGCACAAGAAGCCCTTTAGCGACGATGCTAAAGAAGGGATGCAGTTCTTTGACGGGCATGGCGATTGGTTCTGGAAGCAGGGCGGGCGGTCTGATGGAAACTATTCCAAGATCGCCCCGCCCAGCTTCAAAATGAACATCAACAAGGTGTTTGAAGCGGTAAAGCTCTTTGGTTCAGTCATCTATCACCGCAACCCGGTGAGGACTGTGACTCCAAGAACTTTCCCTCCAGTTCCACCAGAGGCTCTTGGCATTGACCCGGGCCAGCCGCCGCAGATGGACCCAATGACGGGCCAGCCCATGCCCGATCCACGGGTAGATCAGTATGTGCAGGTTTCCCAGCAGATCGGCACTATGGAGAGGCAGCGAGAGACAGTTGCTTCTCTCATGGAAAGCTACCTGAACTACACGCCTGTCGAGTTGAACCTGAAGGAACACTCCAAGAAGGCGGTAGATGAAGGCATTATCAAGGGGATGGGTGTCTGGTGGACGGAGTTGGTCGAGCTTCCCGCCTCAGAGGACGGCCAGACTTTTGGGCTTATCGGCTCCTTCTATGACTCAGTAGATAACCTGATGATGGACCCCGACGCTGACGAGCAGGAGGACATCCTCTGGTGTGCCCGTCGCTGTGTTCATCCAGTTGACGAGGTTGCCAAGCAGTACGGCCTGAACAAGGAAGACCTGAAGGGGCACCTTGAGAGCTTCGTGGCCCGATCCCAAGAAGAAGACCGGGACTACAAAAACAAGAAGCGCAACGGCAAGACTAATGACCTGTGCGTCTATTGGAAGATTTGGTCCAAGACGGGCTTTGGTCATACCCTCAAGGGTTTCCCCAAAGAGTTCGCTGGGATGTTCGATGCCCTAGGCCAGAACTGCTATGTGGTGGTGGCCGAGGGTGTCGATTTTCCCTTGAATTGCCCCAAGGAAATAGCCCTAGAGGAACCTGATGAGTCTGGCTTGCCCAACAGCATCTTCACCAAGAGCCGCTGGCCCATCCCCTATTACGCTGACATCAACGGCTGGCCCTTCACTCCGCTCCAGTTCCACCGCAAGCCGGGATACATCTGGCCGATTAGCCATTTGAAGCCGGGGCTGAGTGAACTGAAGTTCTTGAACTGGGCCATGAGCTTCCTTGCTGGCCGGATCATGGTGTCCTGCAAGACGATGGTGGGTGTTGCAAAGGCGGCTGGGGATGACATCAAAGATCAGATTCTCAAGCACGAAGAGAATGGCTTTAGCCTGATTGAGCTATCCGAAACACTGGGACGCTCGGTGGCTGACATCGTGAATGTGTTCCAAATGCCTCAGGTAACGCCTGACATTTGGCAGATCATCCAAGCTGTCTCTGAGATGTTTGATAAGCGTGTAGGCCTAACCGAACTGGTCTATGGCATGACTCGTAGCCAGTTTAGGAGTGCCGCAGAAGCACAGGTCAAGTCAGAGCAGATTAGTGTTAGGCCGGATGACATGGCGAATGTACTCGAAGACGCTATGTCCATCTTGGCAAGGAAAGAAGCACTGGCTGCCCGCTGGCTCCTTCAACCTCAGGACGTTGCCCCCATCCTCGGCCCTCTCGGTGCTGAGGTCTGGAACGGCATGATCCAGCAGATGGACGTTCATGGATTGGCTAGGGAGTTTGACTACAGGATTGAGGCTGGTTCTGCCCGCAAGCCCAACAAGTCTGGCCGTGTCGAGCAGATGCAGATGGCTATGCAGACCTTGGGGCCGATCCTTCAGGGCCTCATCTCAATGGGGCAGGTTGATCCCCTCAACGCTCTTATCACTGATTGGGCCAAGTCTCTGGACATTGACCCGAAGAACTACTTGGTTCAGCCGCCACCTCCCCCGCCGCCACCACCCGGCCCACCGTCTGGACCTCCAGCCAGCGACCAAGGGGTACCACCCGGGCCAGAAGGCGGTGGGGGGGCGGCTCCTGTTCCCCAGATGCCACCGGAGATGATGCAATGAACAAGCAATTCATGCCAATTGAAATCCTGAATGCCCCTGCCCATGTTCAGCAGCACTACATCAAAGTGCTGGCTATGGGCTATGGGGAAAGGTGGGCCGCAATGGTCGCCCTTCAGCAGCCCCCGGGAACCAAGGGAACCGACCGGGCCTTCCAGCAGGGCAGGCTCGACGGCAACTGGCTGGACGAACTGCCAGCACGGCAAGCCAAGAAGATGGTGCGGGAGGCCAAGGCGGCAGGCATCAACATCACTGGGAAACAATATGTAAGCGGCTTGGCAAACAAGCTGGGCCATTGTGATCCTAGGGCTTGGGTGTCCGACCTGTCTGAAGTTCGCAGTGTCGCCAAGGACAGGAACCTCAATGTCACGGGCATGGTGAATATCGAAGCAACCGAGATTGAGCCTATTCGTCATAGCCTTAATCCCCGCATTGCCAAAGACCTTGCCAAGAAGGAGATCGCCAAAAACCCCGGCCTATCCATGCAAGACGCATTGGCAAAGGTCAAGGAAAAGCACACTCCCAAGTGGAAGAAGCCTGCACGTTGAGAGGGCGGCTCGTACATAAATGAAGTAGGAGAGCCCAATGGTCAGCCCTAACCCCAGCACCCATCCCAACTGCGCCTCTGATGAGAGGGGCTACCAGCGGATCAGGTTCCGTCAGGACACGGCTGAGAACTGGCTGAAGAATGACCCCATTCTTGCTTCTGGGGAAATGGGATATGTGATTGGTGCCACCGATGGCCCAAACCTCAAGGTGGGCGACGGCTGGGTGAAGTGGTCCCAGCTTCCTTGGATTTCCAGCGGGTCCAGCGGCGACTCCCACTCCGGTGCCCACATTGTCTCCGAGGTCGAGCCACCTCCCGGGGAAGAGATTGGTGACTTGTGGATTGACCCCACTGCCGACATCGAAGCTGCGAACATCGACGTTCTGGCTGCGATTCGCGGCAAGGTCATTGCCCCAAAGGCCATCGACTTGGACGGCCCCAACACTCTCTACATCGCCCAAGATGCAGATGGCAGTGTGAAGTTGAGTCTGCGGTCGGACTCCAAGGGTTCCCGTCTAGACAACTTCTTTGCCACTGAAGATTGGGTGCTTGCCAATACCGGCAACATCTACGTTGGCACCACCGCACCGGGCAACCTCTCCACGCTCTGGCTGAACCCGGCTGGTGGTGGCATTGCTCCCACTGTCGAGCCGCCGTTCGTGGTGTCTGACCTAGCCCCAACGACCACCTCTAGCATCTGGATCAATCCAAAGGGATAGCCATGCCAAGCCTGAATTACTTCGACAAGGACAAGCAGGAGTGGGTTGCCATCCCTCTGGGCGGCGGCACTGTGGACACGGCTGGTCTGGCAACGGAACAGTTTGTCACCGATGCCATTGCTGCCATCCCAGAATCTGCCATTACCGCTCATGCCGGTGCAGTTCCTGATGCTGGGGCCGACACTCCTAGAGGTCTTGAAACCGCTTTCTCAGTTCTGGATGACGGGCTGCACTACTACAAGGATGTTGGCACTCTTGTCTCCATTACGCGGCAGGAATACCAGACCACCATCGTGCTGTCTGGCCTTCTGAACTCATATGCCAAGATCGTCAAGAGCGAGGCTGGCCTGCCCACTCCCCAGAATCCCTCCATGATTGTCATGCAGAGGGCTGAAGGCCAGTGGCTGAAGTTGACCAGCGATGCGTTGGACGAGTCCTTTGGCAATTCCCAGATGGTGGACATATTCTCGCTGACCGGCGGCGACCCTGTGACGGCTGACCTGTCTGGCTACTACACCAAGCAAGAGGTTGATGCGGCCCTCGACCTCAAGGCCGACAAGGCCACTACCTACACCAAGACGGAAGTTGACGTTGAGCTTGACACCTACTTCCAGCAAGCTGATTCCAACTTGCAGTTGGTGGCAAAGTCCTTTGGCGATGCCATCGCACTGAAGGCTGATCAGGCCACGACCTACACCAAAACGGAGTTGGACACGGCGTTTTCAGAGAACGACCAAGAGCATCAGCGGATAGAGAGCTTGACCGGCGAAGTTGCCATCCAGCTTGGCGAGAGTCTTGAACTCAAGGCAGACAAGACCACCGTGTCAGGTCTTGGCACCACCCTGATGAACAGCATCATGGAGGTGAAGGATGGCACCTACACCAAGCCCGAAGTAGACGAGGCCATTGCTGGTGCTGTCAGCGGTCAGCTTACCCCAGAGCAGATCACTGAAATCATCTCTCAGGTTGGCCCGGTTGACCTGACTGCCTATGCCAAGATCAGTGACAACACGCAGGCTATCCTTGCCAAGACCGTGGTGACTCAAGCGGTCGGCTTTGGTGACGCTGCCCTTCCTCCCGTTGCTCTGACCTACACCGATACCGGAGAAGGATACGGACCCCGGCTGGTGTTCGCGGTTGGCATGGTCAACGACTATGTGGTCCTGCGGTCGGACTTCGATCCCCTCAAGTCCCGCATGGATGCCCTTGAGAGCAAGGCCGCTCCGACGATTGATGCCTACACGAAGACTCAGGCCGACTCCAAGTTCCTGACGCTTGTGGACATTGACCAGTTCGCTTACCGGACTGACGTTTACACCCAGAAGCAGGCCGATGACCGCTTCATGCGGATTGACCAAGCATTCAGCAAGGTTGACTTCGACAACCAGATGGCCCTGATGCTGTACTCCCGCAAGCAAGTCGATGACAAGCTGGCGGCGATCAGTCCTGTTGGTGCCAATTCGATTAACGACCCCGCACTGGCTGGATTCAAGACCTCCATCCTCGACGCTGTGAAACTGATGCTTGTTGGCGGCACGAAAATGCCACCGGCAGACATTGATTGGACATGGATGGTTCGCATGGATGGGGCGCGGGAGTCTGTCTCTACCGAGATTCAAGCGAGGATGATCGGTGGGTTCATCGAACTCCGGGGCACTCTGTCGTTCAATGCTGGCAGCGGCGCGTGGGTGCCGCTGCGACTGCCGCCACAGTTCCCGCTGGCGGAACTTGAGGCGAACTATCCGCTTGCCATGCGGCTTGTTGGCACAGCGGTGACATACGGGTTCTGCACCGTGAGCAATAAAAGCCGCGACATTTCATGCAGTCCGGGTGCGAGATCAAGCGAAGCCGCATTCTCTGGCATTCGCTGGAAGGCAGCCTACTGATGCAGATCAGCACAGTCATCATCTGGGCGTTCGTTGTCCTAGGCGGGCTATTCATCTCTGGATACCTAGTCGGCCTAGCCATTGGTTGGTGGATGGACGCAGAGCATCGGGCACTCCAGCGTTGGCTGGATGAACACATTCGCAAACTCAGCGAGGAAGAGGAGAAGTACAAGTAATGGCCGCAATGTATTACTGGTCAGGCACTGAATGGCTCCCCATCTCCACAGGTGGCGGCTCTGACTCCGCACACATTGTCTCTGACACCATGCCCACCACCCCGGCGGCTGTTGGTGACTTGTGGATTCAGCCCAACGGCACTGCACCTCCCGGCTCTCCGGGTGAGGGTGAACCCGGCCCCCAAGGCCCTCAGGGTGAACCCGGTATCGCTGCCACCATCGAAATAGACGAGACAATCACGATTGACGCTGGCCTCCCAGCCGAAGTGATCAATGTCGGTAACGAGAACAAGGCATCCCTGTCATTCAAGATTCCGCAGGGCTTGCCCGGTGTGAAGGGTGAAGCCGGTGTAGCTGGTCCCGCTGGGCCGCAGGGTGAGGCGGGAGTTGCTGGTCCGAAGGGCGATCCCGGCGTGGCTGGTGAAGCTGGCCCCGCTGGCCCTCAGGGAGTTCCCGGTGAACCCGGGCCTCGCGGAGAAAAGGGCGAAACTGGCGATCAGGGAATCCAAGGTGTCGATGGCATTCAAGGACCCCCGGGCCTTGGGATTAGGTATGCAGGCACAGTTGCCACCCAAGGCGACCTCCCTGCTTCTGCCACTCAGGGCGATCTCTATGTTGTTTCGACCCCAGAGCCAGCTAGGGGTTTTGTTTGGGATGACCCTAAGGCAGCATGGCAAGACTCAGGCCCTGTCCAAGGTCCCCAAGGTGTTGCTGGCCCGCAGGGTATCAAGGGTGACACTGGCCCCGCTGGTCCGAAGGGCGACTCTGTTACTGGTCCCGCTGGCCCTCAGGGCGCAGCAGGAGCCCAAGGTCCCAAGGGCGATGCTGGCCCCGCAGGCCCCGCTGGTTCTGATGCTGCCATCGTGCCCGCTACTGCTTCTGTTCTTGGTGGCGTGAAGATCGGCAGCGGAGTGACTGTCGCGGCTGACGGGACTATCTCAGTCGCTGGTGGCGGTGGCAGTAGCGTGACTAACCCAGTTGCCGGATCGACATCTGGCATGACGATATGGATTGGCACTCAGTCGGCGTATGACGCAATAGCCACCAAAGATGCCAAGACCCTTTACCACATCACTGGGTGACCAATGGCACTAACCGCAGGCACTTTGCCTCACAAGTCAATCAGGCACGGCAGCACAGAGATTGTGCGAGTCATGTCTGATGGTGTGCAGATTTGGCCCCCAGAATCGGCCATCGAATACGTTGGTTCAATCATCTACACGACCTCGACCGGCGCGTTCTCGACGCATCAGGCTGGTGACTTGCTGGTGGTAGCGGCAGTGGCGTTGACCGGCACCAACCCAACTGTTCCCGCAGGCTGGACAAGTGCATTCAAGTCTCCCGTCACTGGGGAGAATATGCACCTAACCATTGGATACAAGTTTGCCACTGCGGCTGGAACAGCCAACCCTACATGGTCTGGCGCGGGCTGGCTCGCTACCTATGTCTTCCGAAATGTGAACACGGCGACCCCATTCGGCGGCATTGCCAGCCGGTATCAGGGGTCCGTAACCACCGTGACCGCACCGGCCCTGACGCAAGTAGACACCACTGGTGCTTCTATGGTTGTGAATGGATTCGTGAACAACGGGTCGGCTGGTTCGATGGGTAATCTCCCAGTGGGTTATCAATCTAAGAACCGAAACGCCCGCGTTGTCAATGACCGGAAGATCAACACGCAGTTAAGTGACACCCCTTCGGAGACTCTGAACGGCAACGGCTCTGCTCTGTGGAGGGCTTTTGTGTTTGAGATTCTTCCTCTCCCAGTGGACGAGCCTCCGTACCTCTATGCGTGTGATGTGGTCTACAAGCCGGGATATGTAGTTGACTTCACAGCCCGCATCGGTGCCCCCGAAGACCCTGACGAAGAAGCCTATATGTTTAGGTGTGTGCAGATGCCGCGAGATGGCTATGTCGGTCGCACCTTCTCAAAGACATGGGCGGCGAACGGGTTCACTAGGCTCGACTGCACACTTGAAGATTTGTCCAACGTGCCGGGTCGTGACCGACGCAAGATTGAGTTCTCCATCAACCCAAGACCCTAATGGCAAACAACCTCTACTACTTCGACGGCACAGGCTGGCAGCCGATCTCAACGGGTGGCGGCGGCAGTGTTGGCCCACAGGGTCCAGCCGGTCCCGCTGGTGCTGATGGCAAATCAATCAACGTCTTCGTTCAGACCACTATGCCCACCACTGCCAGCGTGGGTGACCACTGGATTAACGAAGACGCGAAGAAGTTGTATCGAAATCTCGACCAACTGAAGACCTACCGAACTCTTGATGACTTAACTTGAAAGGAACCTGAACATGGCTGATGTCCTTGCTTTTAATGGCACTGAGTGGATTTCTCTGCGTGGCCCCGCTGGTACGGCTGGTGCGGACGGTCAGCCCGGTGCGGACGGGGCGAAGGGTGATGTCGGTGAAACTGGCCCCGCCGGTGCAGACGGTGCCCCCGGTGAGCCGGGTCCTAAAGGTGACACTGGTGATCAGGGTGTGCCGGGTGAGAAGGGTGACAAAGGCGACTCTGGGTCAGGTGTTACCATCAAGGGAACGGCCAATACCTTCCCGCCTGATGCTGCCCCTGAAGTTGGTGATATGTGGCTTGCTGGTGATCCTGTTCCGGTTGGCACTCCCGCCAGTGCTACCGGCCCCGCCCAGCCCGGTGACGGTATCGTCTGGGATTCCAGTGCGTGGATCAACGTCGGCCCCGTTCGCGGTCCAGTTGGCCCCCAAGGCCCCGCTGGTGCTGACGGTGCGGACGGAGTTGCCGGTGCCGATGGAGCGAAGGGTGACCCGGGCGAGAAGGGTGAGGCTGGTGCCGATGGTGCGGACGGTGCGGACGGTGTTGATGGTAAGTCGCAGGAAGTGTACGGCCCTCAGGCTAATGAGCCGGTCGGTGCTTCTAAGGGTGCCATCTGGTTTCAGGTCTAAGTAGGAGTCACCTGCCGGGATGGCAATCTCGCCTCCCGGCCCAGAACACTAGGGCAATCCAATGGCTGAAGACGTAAAGATTTTCGACGGCACCAACTGGAAGTCACTGAAAGGTGCAGATGGTGCTGAAGGCCCCACCGTAGTCAGTGCTAACCCGAACAATGCCACCAAGCTGGGCACCGATGGGCGCATCTTCACCCCGCCCGCGACCGAGACAACCATCGGGGCCGTGAAGGCAGGGAGTGGGCTTGGAATCGGCGCAGACGGGCTACTGGTGGTTTCCCCAGCGGTATCGCTTCCATCGGAGAGCGGTGGCCTTGCAGACACGGCGGCTGGGTCGGTCGGCTTGTCAGTTCTTTTTGCCAGAGAAGACCACACGCATCCGTACCCAACCGCTGCACAAGTGGGTGCTATCACTCAGACTGAAGCCGATGCGCGTTACGTCGAGGTCGCGGGTGACACGATGAAGGGAACTCTGGCAATAGAGCGAGATGGTCCGACGGGTTCGGCTACCGTCCAGCCGCGAGTCTACTCCGATACCTTCTCCCCCAACGTTGTGTTCACGAAGACAAGGGGCACAAAGGCCGCACAGACCCCCATCATCGCTGGAGACTATCTGGGCCGCATCAACTTCAACACCATCACGACCACCGGCACCACGATCACCAACAACATCCAGTGCGTTGCCAACGCTGCCGCAACAGCAACCGGCGTGGACACTCGCCTTAGCTTTGTGACCTCCAATGCTGCCGGTGCCACAGCGGAGGTGGTTACCTTTGCCAGCGACTACATCAGGCTTCGCACTCCCCTTACTGACTTGGTGCGGGTGACAAACGGATTGAGCGGCCTTGCCCTAGAAGTCATCGCTTCAACTGCCTCCGGTAATTCAGTGAATCAAGGCTGGGGCGTTTCGTCGAGGGCTGACCTCGTAACGAAGAATGCTTGTTGCTTCAATGCCACCAATACCGGCAAGGGCACCGAGTTCAATACTTGCTTTCAGGTGGACACAACCCTGCCCGCTGGTGCAAACAACTACTCCATCTACGGCGGCTCCCCAGCCCAGAACTACTTCAGGGGAAATGTCGGAATCAACTGGACAACCCCGACTGCCAACCTTGAAGTGCAGGGTACGGCCAAGATTCGCGGCACGCTTGAGGTCACGGGCAACATCACTAGTGCTGGCACGGCCCATGCGTTTGCGGCAGGCTCCATCACTGCCAGTGCCATCGGCGGTAGCTTTGGGACGCTCACGGCATCCACCGTATCGGCAGCGGGTGGTCGGTCTAACTTTGCACCTCTGAGTGAACCATTTGCAATCGGAATCCGGCACAACGCGGCTGGGCTTCCCAACTACATCGGCACGACTGCTACGGGTGCCTTTCAAGTCTCTGAGGCTGGCGGTTCGCCCATTCTTTCTATCACAGGCACGGGCAACATCACCTCGACCGGCACGGCCCATTCGTTTGCCGCCAAGTCCATCCCGGCATCTGCCATCAATGGACTGACGAGCGGTGCGACGGCAGCCAATGACCTGACTGACGTTACTGTCTCAGCCCCAGCCGTAGGTCAGGTGTTGCGATTTGATGGCACGAACTTCGTCAACGCCAAGCTGAACTTTTCCGACCTGTCGGGAACTCAAACCAACCCAACGATTAACCCACCTTCTATCTTTAAGGTGTTTGCACTTGCGACCGGGCAGACGGATGCCGGGAGAGCTTGTGCTGTGATGTCCGCTGCTCCCGTTGCCAGTGCAACGATTACTGGTGTGCAGGGGTATCAAGGTTCCCCAACTGGCCCGTATGGCATTTTCTCGCTCATTCTTGGCAAGGTAAATACAGTTACCAAAGTGTTTGCGGGCGGCGTTGCAACGTACTCGGGCTGGGTGTCGATGTCGCTGGGGGCAGATGAGAGACACGCCTGTGTGTTTCCCGGCGGCGACTCCAACATAACGGGCCAGAAATACTCGATCCGGTACTACACCGCGACGGAAAATAGCAACTGGTCTACGGAAGTTCAGGGAACCATTTAGGTAGCAGCATGACAACTGAAAACGAAGTAGTGACCGAAACCGTAGCCGAACCTGTCATCGACCAAGGTGCCGCCGCCAAGGCACAGTTCGATGCTGAAATGGAAGCCAAGAACGCCAAGGCTGCGGCAGAGCATGAGGCCATGATGGCAGACCTAAACGCCCGCCGTGAACAAGAAGCTGCCATCGCAGCCGAGCAAGATGCCGCACTGGCAGCCGTGAAAGCCGAGTGTGATGCGTACCGAGATGCACTGACAACCGAGGAGTGACCAGTGTACAGTTCCTTCGACGCTTTAAGCTACCTGATGGACTCCACTGGAGGAGGCGCACAGGATCAAGAGAACCGTGTGCTTAGGCAGGCTTTGTTTTCTGCCTATAGAGACATAGTGTCTGTCAGGGATTGGCGTTGGTACTTTGCCGAAGAGGAAATTGACATTGGCGGTCAAGACACTGTCTCCCGTCATACGTTGCCTTGGGGCGTGAGTTCTGTTGATTCATTTATGCTTTCCCAGACAGGCATTATTGCCGAGTACCTTAGGCCAACCGAATGGTCTCGTCTAATTGACCTGAAGTTCAGGACATTCGCTCGCATTGCTTGGACTGTCCTGCCGTCCGCAACAGTTCCTGACCGCTGGGACCTATGCGTCTACAACGGCTGGGCATCTGACAGCATTGTCCATGTCACTTACCGCCGAAGGCCAAGAGACTTGCGGTTCACGGGCTGGGAGCCACAGACAAGAAACGGCACGATCTCTTGGGCTGACAAAGAGGTAGTTGGCACCGGAACAACATTTACGAACCTGATGGTTGGGTCTGTGCTAAGGGTGAGTGCCGATCCCACCAAGCACCCAGAATCCCTCACCGGCATGAACGCCTACTCAGACGAAGGGCTTATCACAGCGGTCAGTGGCACCAGCAGCTTGACGGTCAACTCCCCGGCAGGCCCCATGAATTACCCGGCTGGCACTAAGTTCGTAGTGACTGATTACCTCGACATTTCGCCCGGGATGTATTCGGCCCTGTTAAGTGGTTCTGAAGTGTGGCTGGCTAGGCTTACTGGCAAGAACATTGAAGGCGCGGCTGGCATCTACGGTCGTGATCTCCGCATGGCATTTGAGTCCGATGCCATAGCTGTTCTCTCCGGTCAGAGAAACGGCGGCGGTGGTCACGCTGGTGGTGGTGGCTATTACGCCTTGTGGTATTTGAGGCCGGGTGTAGACCAAGGAACCCAGTGCTGCACGACCGGCGGGCCAAACTCAGAAGGCGTGTGCTGCATCCCCGAGGGCGAGGTCAACGGCGGCACTTCTGATACGGTCTACGACTCATGCGGGAACCCAATCCCATGAGCATCAAGATCAACAACTGGAAAGGTTGGGTGCCATCCTTCTCTCGGTATCTGCTGCCACCGGGCGGTGCTGTCGAGCAAGTGAACCTGACCACCTTCGTCCCGGGCCAGTTGTCGGCACGGGGTGGCTCCAAGAAGATCGTCCCTTCAAGCCGTCGTCTTATTGAACTCTGGGGGCTTTCCACCGGCTCAGGCAAGACTGACGTTGTATTGGGTCAGTCCGACGCTGGAG